GACAGAGGTAATATCAAACCCTCATACCAACCTTGCAAGTTTCTCAAAGAAACCTCACAACACCCTTTTAAAAGAAGGACTATAGTTAATAAACCAAAACTACGATAAACATCGCCGAGCACGCAATAACACTCCCCTACACGTTAACCAACAACTTCTTCTGGACCAAACGAATCCAAATACACTTCCCTATTAGCTGCAAAAGTTGCCAATGCACTAATAATCCCCATAGGTCGGAACCCCAACCCATGCCTAACCTTTACTGCCTCAGACAATGCTTCCATAACAACAGCATTATCGTAATGACGCAAATCATCTCGCAAAGAAACCCAACGTTCCTCCAACTTAAACTCTCTTCCACTCATCACAACAGCATTTGACACACTTTCAATTTTCCGCATCGGATCCTGTACAAAATACCACCATCCATTAACACGAATCCACAACTTACTACACATATCCATTATAGCAGACTGATATAACTTTGCCGTAAAATTGAACGTCAACGCAAACTTATCAATTGCAACTTCCAAATCAACCACCCTAACTAACTCAGCCAAAAAATCATCACCAACGATATCCAAAGTAATAATGTCATCCCGACGAAGGCCTGTAGAATAAACAACCACACCCCAACACAACAATCCATTCCTAAACAATGTTTTCCATATTCCTGATAACCCTTGCAACACTATATAAATCACAATACCATACATCATCGAAGTAGCCTTTTTTACTCCATGTGTCTCAGACCACTTAGTCAACGTTTCCCGATTTAACCCATGACGTCGATAAAAAACCAACTCCAACACTTGAGCCAAGTGCTCCTGACTACGATCATAACAAGTCACATCACCTGCAAAGGGATACACATTAGCTGCAGCTTCACGTAAACCCTGACACTTGTTAAACCACACTTCATGGTCAGCAGGGGAATCTCTATTATTAAAAGCCACATTACCACGCAGCATACCCTTTACAGCCTTGTAAAACCTTGTCTGCATAGCCGAATACTTCGCATTAACACTTTTCTGTTCACTATGCAAAATAGTCTGCGGCATCTGCACTTTCTTATCTGCATCTTTATCCATCGGTGGCTTAGCCATTGTTTTTACCATACACAACCAATTCACCAACTGCTCATCAGAGGCAGCAACAAACTCATTTACTAACATACTCACCTGATGCGCTGGAACCTTCCCCACATATTCTGCCACATCACCTTCATTACACATCCATAACCCA